CAAAGAAACATTTATCCGGGACTACAATCTCCGAGAGATGGCTTTGATACCAAACAAGAATGCTGCTGTGGACACAGACATGGCACCCGGAGAGATCAAGTTTGAAAGCGTGGATCAGATCGTTACAGATCAACTGACCAATATTGAAAGTGAATTCTACGATCCAAAATTACTGTTGAAAATATATCAAAATCTATGAATCCAATAGACGTAAAATGGTTACAAGTCGAGGCTACTTCTAAATGCAATGCCTGGTGTCCAGGTTGTCCTCGTAGCCAGGGCGGATTTGAATTAAAAAATGGGTTGATAATTCAAGATCTAGATATTAATCGCTACGCAGAATTACTTGCACAATTTACAAATTTAGAAATTGTTGATTTTTGTGGCACATACGGTGATGCTATAGCCGCGGCTAATATCATTGAACTGACAGAATTGACCAAACAACACGCCAAGAAAATAATAATTAGAACAAACGGCAGTTTGCGAACAGTAAAATGGTGGAAAGCCTATGCCGATCTACTAAAAGATCACGACCATGAAGTTTGGTTTTGTTTAGATGGCTTAGCTGGAGTGCATGAAATTTATCGACAAGCAACTGACTTTGATACTATTATAAAAAATGCACAGGCATTTATGAGTGATGGTGGAACAGCAGTTTGGCAATTTATCCCGTGGCAACACAACGAACATCAAATCAAAGATTGTATTCAACTTAGCCAAAAGTTAGGATTCAAACGGTTTGAATTTGTAAAAAATGTGAGGGCAAATTTTATACCAAGAAGTTATCAAACTGGTGAAGTTTATGAAATCAAGACTTGGTCTAAAAATGATAATATGAGCAAGTATGAAAAACCCAGATTGCAAGTGGAAAAAACAAATTGTCAGCACCTTAAACAACAAAGTTTTTATATAAATGCTTCTGGAGAAATTTCAAATTGTTGTTATTTTAACATTTATCGGTCTGCTGATAACGTAGACCAATTGCCCAACATTGAACAAGAAATAAAATCTACACCTCACAATACTTGTCTTTTTCATTGCGGAAATTAAACAAAATTGTTATAATATGAATCTATGATCCATATAAAAAATCTCACAGTAAAAAACTTCATGAGCGTAGGCAATGCCACGCAAGCCATTGACTTTGATCGCAATGATCTTACTCTTGTGTTAGGTGAGAATCTAGACCTCGGTGGGGATGGATCCAGAAACGGCACGGGCAAGACCACTATCATCAATGCCTTGAGTTATTCCTTGTATGGACAAGCTCTCAGCAACATCCGCAAGGACAACCTTGTGAACAAGACCAATGCCAAGAACATGTTGGTGAGTTTGGACTTCAGCGTAAGCGGAATCGAATACCGCATTGAACGTGGTCGCAAACCCAATGTGCTCAAGTTCTATGTGAACAATGAACAAAAAGCCGCAGAAGATGAAGCACAAGGCGATAGCCGAGAAACACAGGATGCCATAGAGCGTATCCTGGGCATGAGTCACGACATGTTCAAACACATCCTGGCATTGAACACATACACAGAACCATTCCTTAATCTCAAAGCCAATGACCAACGCAACATTATTGAGCAGTTGTTGGGTATCACCCTGTTGAGCGAACGTGCCGACCGGATCAAAGAGCTCAACAAGCAAACCAAAGATGGTATAAGCCAGGAGGAGTTCCGCATCCGAGCTGTACAAGAAGCCAACAAGCGCATAGAAGAACAGATAGTGAGCTTGCAACGTCGCCAAACCATGTGGATCACCAAACATGCAGAAGAAGTGAACAAACTACAAACTGCATTAGATGAACTCACCTGTATAGATATCGACGCTGAGATCTTAGCACATCAGGCCTTAGAAGAATATAACCGCTTGACCACAGAACGTAACACGGCCGAGGCTAAAAAAAAGCGTGTAGAATTAGATATAGACAAAGAGAACAAAGCGGTTAAACGCCTTGAAACAGAAATCCAGAGTTTGGAAGATCACAAGTGTCATGCTTGCGGTCAGGACCTGCATGATGCCAAACACGAAGAAGTTATGAACACCAAGGTCGATGCCTTGCGTGAAGCCCAAGAAACTGTAAACGAACTGGAAGATCAACTAGAGGATTTAGAAGCCACTTTAGAAAACCTAGGTGAAGCCGGGTCGGTTCCCAAAGTATTCTACGACAACAAGGATGACGCTATTGATCATCGTAGCACATTGGCTGCTTTGCAAACTCAGACTACATCCAAACAGGCTGAAACTGATCCTTATAGTGAACAGATAGCAGAGATGCAAGGACAAGCCTTGCAAACAGTGACCTACGATGATCTCAATGAACTAACCAGAGTGCAAGAGCACCAGGAGTTCTTGCTCAAGCTATTGACCAGTAAAGATTCGTTCATACGCAAGAAGATCATTGATCAGAACCTCAGTTATCTCAACCAGCGCCTCACACACTACTTAGATCGTATTGGCTTGCCACACACAGTGAAGTTCCAGAATGATCTCACTGTGATGATCGAAGAGTTAGGTCGTGAACTGGATTTTGATAACTTGAGTCGTGGCGAGCGTGGCAGATTGATTTTGAGCATGAGTTGGGCTTTCCGTGATGTATGGGAGAGTTTGTATCAGCCTATCAATTTGCTGTTCATAGACGAGATGATTGACAACGGATTAGACACACAAGGTGTAGAAAACAGTTTGGCCTTGTTAAAGAAAATGACCCGTGAACGGCACAAGAGCATATGGTTAGTGAGCCATAGAGATGAGTTAGCAGGGCGTGTAGAGAACATACTCAAGGTGGTCAAAGAGAATGGTTTCACTTCGTATAGTACGGATGTAGAAATTGGCTAAGATATTTCCCATTGTCAACGATGCCGCTTGTGTATTCAAGTGGTCTTGGAACACGTTTAGGGTTCACACTGGTGAATCAAGTTCCTGCCATAGAGTAGATCGAGAAGTGGTGCCACTAGAAAACTTTGAACTCATGCATCACTTGCCTAAGGTAATGCAAGATCGCGAACGTATGCGGCAAGGTTTATGGCCAGAATCAGATCGTGGTTGCGAATACTGTAAAAATATCGAAGATCAAGGCGGCATCAGTGATCGTACATACCACAATCAAATTCCAGGAATTGTCTCTGACAAGTTCGAATCTCTAGGTGATCAATCTCCTCCTAGCATCAGCGAAGTATATTTAGACAATGCCTGCGATCTTTCTTGTGTGTATTGCCTACCTCATTTTAGTTCAAAAATCAACAACGAGCTTTTGAAATTTGGACCTAGTATAACCGGATTGTCCTATCTTAAACGACATGATCGCAGCGAAGAATATTTTGAACAATATTTGATTTGGCTAGATCGGCACTATCAAGATCTCCGGAGATTGAGCATACTAGGTGGCGAACCACTGATACAAAAAAGATTTTGGCTAATGTTGAAAAGATTAGAACAAAAACAAAATCCTGAATTAGAGCTCACTATTAACACCAATCTCAATGCTGATTCAGATACTGTAGAACGTTATGTTGAGACCTGTAAAAGTCTTGTGCTACAACGCTGTATCAAAAGAGCTGATATACAGGTCAGTCTCGACTGTTGGGGTCCACAGCAAGAATTCATACGTCATGGGTTGGATCTGTCACAGTGGCAGAAAAACTTTGAAATTTTGATAAAACATCGTTGGCTACATATTGGTGTGCATCAGGTCATTACAAACTTGTCTATCGGAACCACTAACGATTTACAAAAACTCTTAGGTGACTATAAAAAACAAAATCCACGTATCACCCAGAACTATCACTTGCCCGACGCCCACAAAGAGATTTACCATCCAGAAATATTTGGAGGGGAGTTTTGGATGTCATCTCTGGATGACATTGAAAAAGGATTCACTCTGGTCACAGAATTTGATCAGCAATGCCTGCAAAGGTTAATTGGCATAAAAAAAAGCATACTAGCCGGGAAACCCGATCACCGTAGACTCAACTTGCTGAAACAAACCTTGGATCAGCTGGATTTAAGACGTGGCACCAATTGGAAATCTTTGTTTCCGGCTATAGATCAATATTTCTCAACCCATGAAATTTGTTAAAATCAACACAAAGGCATAACTACAACGCGAAAGGCAACCACGAACGAATCTTACATGACTTGGCAATATCAAAACACCCCAGTTGAGACTTTGCCCGAAGATTGTATCGGTTTCGTTTATCTAATCACTAATAATCTCACTGGACGCAAGTACATAGGCAAAAAGCTGGCAAAATTTTCCCGGACAACATACAAAGTAGTCAAACAGAAAAACGGCAAAAAGCGGCGGAAGAAGATTCGCACCAAGGTAGAT